GGTTAACAAGTGAAAATTGTCGGTTTTATAACCAACCATTTACAGAAACTATATGCAAAACTATAACTATCGACACATTAATAGAAAAATATGGATTACCTGATATTATTAAAATAGATGTTGAAAGTGCAGAATATGAATGTATTTCTTCATTAACTCAAAAAGTTAATTTACTTTGTTTTGAATGGGCATCTGAAACAAACCCTATTACGTTTGCATGTATAGATTATTTGTATAATTTAGGATTTAGAGACTTTTTTATACAAAATGCTGATGATTATGAATTTAGACCAAATTATACTGATTTTTATGATATTTCTACTATAAAAACAAAATTATCAAATACTATACCAAAACAAGATTGGGGAATGATATGGTGTAAATAATTTATAATGTATTATAATGACTTTCTTAATAGCTCCACTTTTTGTAATTGGTATAGGCTTATTGTGGTATATGTTTTATAGACTCTTATCCAACTATTAATATAAATGAGTCTAGCAGTAGCAGCTCAACTTGCTCCTCGTGTCATTGTTCCAGGTTTCTTCACTACACAGAGAGCATTAAGTGCTTCAAATTACGGTGAAATCATGCAAATTATTGCTTTCACCTTATTTTTCACGTCTTCAGTATTTACATTTTTCCAAGGTGAAATCCAATGGTTAGGTATTATTCCAGGTATTGCCGCAATAGCATACTGGTATATGCAACATGATCCTAAGAATATCGAATTTTATCGTTATGCAGATTGGATCATTACTACACCAATCATGTTAGCAGCAATTTTGATTACAAATGGAGCACCATTGTCTTTGATTGTAAGTGCAATTGGTCTAGATATTGCTATGATTGTAGCAGGATACAAAGGTATAACTGAAGATAATATGACTTGGTTCTGGTATGGAATGATTCCGTTTATTCCTATTCTGTACATTCTCTTAACACAGAAGAAGAATAAAGCTGCTATCTACTTAACCGTAGCAGTATGGTCTTTATACCCGATCGTATACTACCTTGAAGAATCAAAGACATTCACGCAAGAACAGACAACCGTTTCATTTGGATTTATGGATATAGTTTCTAAGGTTGGTTTAGTAAACTTGTTACATATTTAAATAAAAATCTGACATAGTTGGAACATGTGAAGACTGAAGTTGTATTAATGTTCCCGGACTAGTAGACCCAAATCCTTCACGACCAATATACAAAAGAATTGAGATTACAGCAGCAACGAAAAACATCCAGAAATACTTCATTATGAATAGTTCGGATGAAAATCATATAAGTAAAGGGTGCGTATGAATAATAACATGTCAGAGGTTCAAGATATACTTACACCATACCAAACTAGATCACGTGGTTATATATACGATCCAATTGCAGCAGTGTTTGATCGTATATTACTTGGTCCAGGATTACATATGACACCTCAATTTATGCGATTATACTCAATTACACATATCATTAATTGTGCCGATGAAACAGCATGTCCCAACTGGACTAAAACATACCTTGGAGAAAATCATTACGAATGTTTAAATGCAATTGATTCAGAAAATGTAAATATCATAAATGACTTTTATCCAAGATTTGAAAAGATTATGGATTCATATCTACGGGATCCAACCTGTTCAAATGTGTATGTCCATTGTCAAGCAGGTATGAACAGATCAGCTACTTTGGCAATCGCATATGTTCATAAACGATTTGGTGTTCCGATGTTAAAATTGATTGAGTCTACCGTTCGTCAAAGACCGTGTATACTTTCAAATACTGCTTTCCAGAAACAATTATTAGAATTTGCGTCTCATAAGAATAAGTAAGAGATGTGGGCACAAATTCAAGATGATATAACTAGATTGGATGATAACCCCTTAGGTGCCTTAAACAGCGGTTTAGACGAAACTTTGGGTCCATCATTTGATTATTTACAAACCATCAAGTCTCCAAAAAGTAAAGGTGTATCTTCCGATGGATCCTTTGACCAAGTATATACCAATATTGGAGCAGTAAGAGATTATGTAGATAATTTAGTTACTGGACCAAAAGTAGGAAATCGTTTTTTTACAGAAACAGGAGGATACTGTAGAGCACCAGGAGGTAAAATTGTGAATCGTTGGACTTATACAAATAACAAGTTGGGAGGGGATGATGCAGCAGGAATATTAGGTACAAGTTTTCAGAATGCAGTTCAAGGTTCTGGATTCGACGGTATTATTCCAGGTATTGGTGGAGATGTAGCATCTATGAATCCTCTTAAAATTATTAATGGACTTGTTCTTGACGGTATTCCTAAATGTCAAGCATTTACTTGTCCTGTAACAGATATCAATACAGGTGATGAAATAGGAAACCAAACACATTTTTTGACTCCGCAGTTAGAAACCAACTTAACTCCTTGTAGTTTAAGTCCAAATCAGTCGGAAGTAGAAGCAGATACTCCAGCAGGAACTGAAAAGTTTGTGAATTATCAAAGAGACATCTATCCAGGACCTTTAAAGATGGACATGCCTCAGGATCCAATGGCATATGTCCTTTGGGGAGTTGCCATTGCCTGCGTTTTTGGATACTTAGCCATGAAATAAAGACTTACGAAGTTGAGTTTGTTGAAACATAATAGGTATGTCATCGGATGTATTCAAGGTAAAGAAATCAAGAGACTCAAATGGAGGAAAAAATAGGGAACAGATCGGAACCCTAGATTCCCTTCACGAACGATATGTTGAAGAACTTCAATATAAATCGTCTGAAGAAGCAATTGCTTCGTTAGACGAACATATTCAAGAAATAAAGATTGATTTGTCTGGATCATTTAATCCCTTTGATTTTAATGATGTTATGAAAGTTACACGGTTAAATAAAAAACTAGAAGAATTAGAAGATGAGCGTACACGTGCACTTGAAAAAAGCGATATTCAAGAATATTACCTTGATAGTGGGGATATTATGTTAGATTATTATGCTCCACAGAAGAAGCAGACAGTTTCCAAAGTAGGTGTGGGTGCTATTGCTCAAGGAACATTTGATAAGTTGTTTTCAGTTACGGAAGCAGCAGTTGGTCCTTCAAAGAAGAAGATGTTTGACGAGTATATGAACCGTCGTGGTTTATCGAATGGTTTGAATATTGCAGAGAATGCAGATAACATCAAGAAGATGTCGGAGCATTGTGCAGACTGTAATATTCCTCGTGAAGAAATCACTTCAGAAGGTATTTTAGTATGTCCTAGATGCGGTTCAGAAGAGTATGCCTTGGTTGTCTCGGACTTTCCTAGTTTTCGTGATCCTCCAAAAGAGCGTAATAATTATGCGTATAAGAAACAGAATCACTTAAATGAAATTCTGAATCAGTTTCAGGCAAAGGAAAGCACGGAAATCCCTGATGATGTTATGAATGAAGTTATTTGTGAAATCAAGAAACGACGCATTGATAATATTGCTCTCTTAACTGAACAGAACATTCGTGAAATTCTCAAAAAGTTGGGAAGAAATAGATACTACGAACATGCAGCACATATTTTATCACGATTGAACGGAAATCCACCTCCAACTATCACACCAGAAATCGAAGATAAGATTCGTGCGATGTTTCAAGAAGTTCAAGCTCCGTATCTATTATACTGTCCCGATGAACGCAGAAACTTTCTGTCGTATTCATACATTATTTATAAGTTCCTTGAACTCCTCGAGTTGGACGAATACAAGGTTCATTTTCCGTTGTTGAAATCACGAGATCGTCTTATCCAACATGATGCGATCTGGAAGAAGATTTGTGAATATCTTCAGTGGGAGTTTATACAAAGTATTTAAGTTTATTCAAGACACATAATATGAGAATCTGGTGAATACCAACCATTTTTTCCATTATGAATATCCATAATTGATTTGAACGCATATTCGTATTTTTTACCTACATTGAACATGTCGTATTTACTTACCGCACGTTCACGAATGTAGTTTCTATCAAACTTTCCGTTAACTGCTAATTGAACTCCAACTACATAATCTTGAAGTGTATGACAGAGAACACCTGTTTTAAAGTTTTCTACTGTTTCAGTTTGTGCTCCGTAGTCTGTTGTCATGACCGGTGTTCCGCAAAGCTGTGCTTCCACTGCTACTCCACAGAATGGTTCAGTGAATAAGGTAGGTGCTATCAATGCTTGTAATGAACCTAAATATTCTCCTCGGTCTGTTCCTGAAACGGGTGGTTTATAAACAATATTTGGATGTTTCAAAAAAGGTTCAGGATTTCCTTGTCCACATAAAATGAACTGAATATGAGGTAATCGAGATGCTACTTCCATAACAATATGACATCCTTTTCCGTCATAAATACGACCAAAGAATCCAACTGTGTTTAATTTTGGTGTCAATGAAAGTGGCCATTCACGAGCATCAAAGTAGTTTGGAACTACAAACCAGTAATTCTGTCCCCACTTCTTTTCATTTGCTAAACAGTTGTGCATCCAAGCATAACTTTCAAAAATACGGTAATTACGAGTGGCATCATTGTATCCAATACCACTTTCACAAACAACCATATCAAGACCATCCAAAGCACGGTCATGTGATACTCCAAATGGTAAACAAACTATATCAGTTTTCGTAGAGCGGTAATTTTCAATCAATTTAGGTCTTAAACGATTATTAAATTCTTGATAGAGCGGTGTAGACCAGTTTCCTAAATCACCAATAAAGGAACGATGGTCAGTTAAATGTTTAATAGTATCTTCACGTGATACTTCTGGATGTAACATCATGTAAGATGAAATTCTCAAAATATCCCATTCATCACGAGTTAATAATTGAACGTCTTTTGTTGCCTTTACAGTTGAACCTTCAACACCGTAATGATACACTTCAAAACCTCTAGATATCATCATTTCAGGAAATCGTAATACTTTTCCTGTATACGCACAGTGACTGAAGTCATTATTTGTGATCGTATGAGGAAGGGCAAGAATGTGAAGACGTATCGCCATTTACATAGTAATTGTTCTGGATACGTAAATGGAGGAGGGGATATCTTTTATTGTTAGAGTTCATAATGAAGAAAAAACACTTGATCAATGTATTCGTTCTTTGTTCGGTATTACAGTTCCTCACGAAATAATCATTATCTTACATCGTTGTACTGACCGAAGTGCAGAAGTTGCAAATACGTTAGCTTCAGAAAATCCACATATTCAAATTGTTTATTATAACCATGCGGTATCACGAGCAGGTTATGAAAATCTTGTAACAGATAAATATTCAGATCATAGTTTAGTATATTATTCTAAATGGTGTATTCAACACGCAAGATTTATATGGACATTTCGTTGGGATGCAGATTTCATAGCAAGTAATGAACTAATTAACTTTATAAATCGTAATTTATGGAATCAAAAAGGTATGAGTTTCCGTATATGTGCTAGAAACAAAACATCGGAAAATTGTGAATTGTATTTATCTTCTAGTTTGGAAACATATACCAAGTATCTTTTTTGGGAAGCACCTAAGTTTGCTGATAATAACATAGTAAATGAACTAGATAAATCAATTTATATAGATCATAATTCTGAATTATCAGATTTGAAACCTTATTGGAACGAAAAGCCATGGTTTTATACAGAAGAGTCAACAGAGGCAAAAAAGGTACGAGAAAGATATGAACGAGTAGTCAAAGACTTTGGTCCAGAAAAACCGGGAATGGCACGTGCGTCAAACGAAGAATGCCATAGTTTCTTTTACAGTCTCGTAGCTAAACGACCAGACTACATTCAATTTACGGAGTAAAATGGATTACGGTTAAGGGATATTGCAATATAATAACACAAAAATGAAGCCAAGATTCTCACCATCCGAAGTAGCATCTTTACTTAACCAAAATCCTTACAAAAGCAAGAATGAAACATTACTTAAAATTCTTACTTATCTTCCTCAGTTCAAAGACGTAGTTCTTGATGTAAAAAAGACATTTGGAGCAAAGACTGATCGTGAAGTTGTAAACTCTGCAACTCCTGCTTCTCTGAATGCGATGTATAAATCTGTCAATATGTCTGTTTCTGCTACGTCTGATTCACAAATGGAAAAAGCCATTGATACGTTCAAGAAGGAACACATCAAACAGGTAATTCAAGAAACTGTAGAAGGAAAACGCCCTCCTTCTTCTTCACCTATTGTTCGGGAAATGGTGAACAATATAAAAGAAGGTAAATCAACACTTGAAGAAGCGTGTTCTCATTCGGATGTTGTATCACATATTCAAGCAACACAAGAACATAAAGTTCTATCGAGTGAAATTCAGAAACGACGTGGTATTCAATTGGAAGACAAAGCAGAAAACAACTACGCACAGGAAACAGGTATTGAAGTCACAAACCGTAATTCAGTTATTCAATTTGAATGTCCAGAATATCGTATGTTTGGATACCTTGACGGTATGCAAGGTGATAAAGTAGTGGAAACAAAGAACCGAAAACGATTCTGGACAACTCCACCTGCTTATGATTTCATTCAACTCCGTTGTTACATGTTCATGAAAGGTAAAACAAATGGTGTTCTATTGGAAAACTTTCCTGGAAAACCTCCACGCACTACAGAAGTTGAATGGGATGATTTGAAATGGCAAGAAATTCATCAAGGACTCTGTCAAGTAGCAAATGAAATCAAAGAAATGACGGAAGAAGAAGCACGTTCTATTGCCTGGTCAATATATTCACAAACTATGTAAAATGGATTTGAATATATTTTTTTAATGAGAGAACATCAAGGAAATGAATAAACTATTACATACCATCTTTCTCGAAAACAAAGGAAATCTCTGGGACACATTTGAAGCAGAATGTCAGAAGTTTTATAACGAACCAGCACATTCATTTACCGAAATGAGAGTGCGAGACAATAAAAAGGTCAGAGGAGATATATTTGAAGAGTTCTGCGTAGTATATCTCAAAAATATTAAAGGATACGATGATGTTTGGTTATTACCCGATGTTCCAGAATCAATATTGACCGAATTAGGTATGAAACGACAAGATATGGGAATTGATATTGTAGCACGTCGTGGATCTCTGTATACTGCCGTTCAATGTAAATACAAGAAACAGGAAGTCAAAACCAAAATTGTTACCTGGAAGGCATTATCCACATTCTATGCTTTATGTATGCGAACAGGACCGTGGGAAAAGTATATTGTGATGACCAACTGTTCGTATGTGCGACATATGGGTAAAAAGTCTAAAAAGGATTTATCCATTTGTTTGAAGACGCTTCAAGGTATAACGAAAGAACAGTGGATCTCAATGTGCGGAACCGAAGGACATACTACAAAAGAAGAAGTGGTAAAACCAAAGACAGACGAAGAACTGAGAAAGGCGCGATTGAAATTCTTTACAAAGATATAATGAGTCAACACGCCCCCGCAAACTCAACTACAGGAGGAGCAACCGATCAAGTCATTGCTGCTTCAGTACCTACTAACTCTTCTTTACCTGCTGGTTCACCAGGACACAATGCACCAACTTCATCACAAGCAAGTGCAGCTGCTTCACTTCCTGCAGATTCACCAGGACTTCAACAAATGACAGATACAAGTTCTAAAGCAAGTTCAACAACCTCTACATCCAAAGTTGCTCCAACATTAACAGATTCTACAACTTCTTCAACTGCAGCAACTGCTAAACCACATAGTAAAATTGTAACCTTGTTTATTACTCTTTTTGGATTAGCATGGGTTGTTTTTGGTCTTGCTGCCTTTTTCATGTCCCTTGTTTGTTTCGGATTTTCAGGTTCTGTTTCTGAAAAGATATTTGGTGTATTAGCAGCTATTATAATGGGTCCTTTCTACTGGATCTACTACTTCTCTGACGCAGGATACTGTAAGAAGATGGCACCTACTCTTTTTTAATTAAAACGGACTGAAACAATTCTATAAAGTAGAACAACAAGTAAAATGTTGAGAATTGATGATATAACAAACCCACCACAAGTTGAAACGAAACACACATTTCCTCTGGACCCTTTTCAGAAATGTGCGATTTCCGCCATTCAAAATCGAGAAAACGTTCTTGTAACAGCTAAAACTGGATCAGGTAAAACATTGGTTGGTGAATACCAAATTGAATATTCACTAGAACGAGGAAAAAGAGTATTCTATACAACTCCTATCAAATCTCTTTCAAATCAGAAGTTTCATGATTTGAAACAGATGTATCCATCAGTAGGTATTATGACAGGTGATATTAAGTTTATGCCACAAGCAAGTGTGGTTATTATGACAACTGAAATCTTAAGAAATTTATTATACAAAATTGGTTCATCTACACAACATTTAGGTTCAACAGCAGATTTATCATTAGACGATGTCGATGCTATCGTCTTCGACGAAGTTCATTACTTCAATGATCCACAACGAGGAAAGGTTTGGGAGGAGTGTTTGGTGCTCCTTCCTCCAGACATTCGCTTGGTTCTTCTGTCGGCTACTATAGACAGCCCAGCAGTCTTTGCTGAGTGGATCGGTGAAATGAAACAAGTTCCTATGCACCTTATATCTACAGAGTATCGTGTTGTTCCATTGATTCATCGTGTTCAGGATAATATTGTTATGGACGAAAAGAATCGCTTTTACAAAGAAGTCTATAGTCATTACCTACGCTATTTGAAGAAACTAGACGACCAATCTTTAAAGCATACTGAAGCGGTAAAAGCACGTGGAGAAGATGATCCTGTAGTAGTTCGTGAAGCAAGACAATCAGGATTTCTTCATCATATGAACCAAACAATTGACGATCTGAATACGAAAGGTCTTCTTCCTGCGATGTTCTTTGTGTTCTCACGAAAGAATTGTGAAGCATACGCATCAAAGGTTTCTGCGAATCTCATAGATTCAAGTGATGGAGCAACCATTAAACATATTGTGAAGTTTCATTTATCACGATATGAAGATATTGAAAAACTTCCACAGTATCATACACTCTTCAATCTCCTTCAAAAAGGAGTTGCATTTCACCACAGCGGTCTTCTACCTGTTCTCAAAGAAATCGTAGAAATGTTGTTTGCGCGTGGATTTATCAAGGTTCTGTTTGCTACAGAAACATTTGCAGTTGGAATCAATATGCCAACGAAAACAGTTGTATTCACAAGTTACCGAAAGTTTGACGACGAAAAAGGTGATTTACGAATGCTACGAACGGATGAATACATTCAGATGGCGGGTAGAGCAGGAAGACGAGGAAAAGATACACAAGGTCTTGTTCTGTATCTCCCTGACCGTAAACCTGAATCTCTTGAAGATGTGGAGCGTATGATGACAGGTAAACAACAATCGTTATCCTCAAAGATGGAGTTTCACTACGATTTCTTGTTGAAATGTCTTCATCATGGAACTGAATGGAAATCGGTGGTAGAAAAGTCGTATTGGAACGAAGAACGATTACGAGAAATCCGTGATCTCGAAACTGAAATTAAAGAACTGAATAAACCGTTTGGGGATTTAGAAATAGAACATTATGCATTGCGTGAAAGTTATGAAATCAGAATTAAAAATACTCAGAACGCAGAACGTAAGTTAGCACAGAGTTTGTTGGATACATGGAAGAACAAACACATGGGACCAAAATGGGAAGCAGGATGGAAAAAGTTCAAGGAATACCGATTAGCACAAACAAAGGCAGATAATTTACAAGTAAAAGTTGATAGATTGAAAAAAGTAGAAGTTCCGTTTCTTGAAAATTTACAAAAGTTTGGATTTGTAGATGAAGACGGAAAAATAACGGAATTAGGTGTTCTAGCATCAGAAATCAATGAAGGTCATCCTCTGATTATGTCCGTGCTCTTTCAAAAAGGAGTAAGTCTTTCAAGAAACGAGTTAATTGCTTTATTAAGTTGTTTCGTAGAAGGTGAAACAGATGAAGTTATATTCATACATTCTTTGCGAGTTCCTCAAACTTTACGTCAAGTAGTGAATGAAGTACATAAAATAGCAGGTGATATGTTCATTGAAGAAATTGTAAAAAGTGAAGCACAATACTGGAAAGTTCATAATTACTGGATTGAAATAGTATATCGTTGGATGCAAGGTGAAGAAATGAGTATACTGTGTGCTCAATACGAACTGTACGAAGGAAACTTTATGAAGGCAATATTGAAGGTAGCAAACATAGTTGATGAATGGGTTACAATGGCAACATATACAAAAAATCTGGAAACATTAGAAACATTACGAGAGTTCAGAACTGAGTTAGTTAGAGGTTTAGTTATTCCAGATTCACTTTATTTAAGATTGTAAGATTTGAAAGTAACACTCATATGTAACGGTTTAGGAAATTCACTTCTACTAAACTTTTTCCATGTTATATCGAGGAATGTCTTTTTTAATTCGTGTTCCATATCTTTCCATAAATGTCCACCTTCTGTATCTAACCATGCACCTATGCTATCAATATTTTTCCAATGGTACTCTTTATTAGGCATTCCTTCGTGTATTAATTTTAATGATTGACCTATGGTAAAATTTTCGCTGATATAAGTTACGCTCTCTCCAACAGAACTCTCACTGTAATAAAACCTGTCATAGATTTCATGGATATAGATCTGTTTATCGTAAGGATAATCGTCGTTGTTAAATTGAATACTTGCAATCAACATCTTATTGCTGTCTTATAAATATGTGTTCTTACTGATTCGTTTTTATGGAGAATACTAATCGTTTCTTCCAACCTGCTTGTTGCATATCCAAGAAGTAGTTCACAATTACAGGTGTTCCTTCGGGAAGATCGTTCTTACAACTGATTAAACGACCCCAAGACTCTACCCAAATACGTGTAGATGAAACCACCATACCTGGAACATCTACAGGTTTAGAATTGAGAATATCTAAGAACCGTAAATCGCGTTGATGATTTTTCGCATACTTTTGAAGACGATTACAGTCATCTTTTGAGTCAGGAACGGGCATTCCTTTCATTGCCATTTGATTTACTACATCTGCCCATCGTCGAATAGGTGAAGTTGAATGACAGTATTTATCTTGAAATCCCCAATGTGTTACATCTTCTGTTGCGTATGCGTATTTAGCAGATTCATACGCAAACATCGAAGCATCTAAACTTAGTCTATTATACCTTTCAATTTTTTCCGCGTCAGGAGCAGAATGTGAACGCAATAAACCTTTCTGAATAGCAACCAACGATTTTGCCATCATTCGATTGTAATAAATCATCAATTCTGCAACCCAGTAATGAGGATCAAGAAGAACTTTTCCTGATACATGTTGCGCTATTTCTCGTATAAGTTTAGGATCTATTTCTGTACATTCATGAACATTGTCGTATGTATAACTCTTTTTATTTATGATTGCAGTTTCCTTGAAATGACGATTACATGCTTTTCCATCTATCCAGTCAAATATCAAACTCAAACCTAATCTCTTTTCACCTGGAAGAAGCGACATCTTTTCTTCCACGATTCTTGGAAACATATTACGAACAGCTTTTCCGTTGTCGTATAATGTTTGACCTATTTTTGAAGCCTCCATCATCCAAGGATTGACTCTTACCCATTCTGCTACATCTGCGATTGTAATTGCTACTTTTGTTATTCCTTGTTCTTTCCAGACCGACAAACAATCATCAATATCTACACAACCAGGTGGATCTATATTAATAGTCGGGACATCTAGAAGATATCTCGCAAAGACTGGATATTCTACAGACGGGATTTTAGTCCAGTAATCTGGAGAATACGCATTATGAATAGCACTTCGTTCTGCTTCTGGGTCTCCACATGTTCCTATCACATTCACAATTTGACCCCGTGGCAATTTATCGTTGTTTACCTGTTCTGCTACGACCAGTATATTTTTCGTTATATTTTTATGAGATGATGCAACCACCATCTGTGGATACTCTGTATTCAAAGGTGCAAATAGATACATTGGTATGTTTCTCGATGTCATGCCGTATCGTGTTTTACTCGTAAGTTGTAGAACTCCTGTTATACGTGTCATTTTAGATTACTGTCCTACTTTATAGTTCATAACCGACCCGTTTTTACTTATTTGCCTTTGGACATTTAGAACATCCACCCATACCTTCCTTTACCTTTGGTTTGAAACCAGTTCCTCGGAACACATAGTATAAAACTATGACTGCTAAAACGGCACCTAAAATATACATCCAGTTTGCCTGGAAAGCATCCCAAATTGCCCCTCCCATTTGTTTCGCCATTGCTTTTAAGAGAAGACAAATTATATAAATAATAAATGGGTATACCTTATTATTTTGTAAGTTTAATTAAAGCACATCGTTCAATTGTAAATCGTGTAAGAGCAAGACTAGAACCAAATATACTTGCAGTTGATTTTAATTGTTTAATACATACTTATTTGGATGAAAATCGTCCCATTGAGAGTATTGTAGAAGCACTTGATACTCTCATTGAGAAAACCTGTGCGCCTCGCAACTATTTGTATATTGCGATGGACGGACTTGTTCCTTACGCAAAAATAGTTCAACAACGTTATCGCCGTTTTCGTATCTACGATGAACCAACACCTATTTTTGATAAACATCAAATATCTCCAGGAACACCTTACATGAAAGAACTTCATCAAGCAATCAAGGCAAAATTTCCAACTGCTATCATCTCTTCAACAGATGAACCAGGTGAAGGAGAACATAAATTATTCGAATGGATGAAAACTTTGAAACCAGATGAAATTAAGGAAACATGTGTATACGGACTTGATGCTGATTTAATTCTTTTATGTTTGTCTCAATTGAATATGTTTACTCGTCTTTATCTTCTTCGTGAAAATCAGTCATTTGATTCAAAAGTAGAAGGATACTCTATTTTATCAATAAACTCATTACAGGGAGTTATACCAATTCCTATTCCTCAGTATATTGCCTTATGTGTTCTTTGTTTTGGAAATGATTTTATGCCTGCGATCGGTATGTTTTCTCTACGTGAAAAAGGACACGAACGAGCAATGGAATATTATCAAAAAGCGGGGAATCCAAACTTATTAACTCCAAAGGGTCGTTACAAGTTTTTAAAAACAGCAGGTATGGATGAAATTAATTATTACAAGGAGGCAATCAAAAATAGATGTAGACCTGCTGAATCTGCAATCATGTCTCCTGATGGTAAATTCTTTGAAGAACGATACAATTTACATCTCCTTGATGGAACTACAAATATTGAATATGTAGTTCAATCTTTCTGGAAAAACTTTAATTGGACTCTCTACTACTTTACAGAAAACAAGTGTTTAGATTGGAACTGGGTATATCCTTATTCCGAAGCACCTTTAATATCTCAAATAATACGATATCACGAACAACCTGTAGTCTGGAAACCAGAAACTCCAAAGTTTACAGTTACCAAACAACTTCAATTCATTCTTCCACAAGAATCCTTACATCGTGCTAAAAAACGAGCAATGTATCCCGATGAAAAGTATGATGAATCAAAAGATAATCGTATGCCTTGGATGCGTAAATTTGAATGGGAATGCGAACCTCGTATTTCGCTTCCTAGCGAAGACTTGACCTCCCTCCGATCTTTCCAATTTTAAGTGAAAAACCTCCTGCTGTTGGCATAGAAATTTTAGGAATAACCGCAGAACCAGAAGCAATCATAGAAGAACGCTCGGGAATAGGTGATACATTTATATCAGGATACTTTGATTGAATATCTGACCATGTAAATGATCGTTTAGACCAGTATTCGTCTTCAATAACATTGAGTTCTTTTAATCTTGGAGCATTTGAAATACCTGTTAATGTCATGTTTCTCATCCAGTCAGTACGAATATATACAAGGTACTGTTGACGACGTGCAGTACCTGTTACTGTATCTGGAATTATAGATTGAAGTTCTGCTATACTTTCATCCAATGTATAAACCTTTTTGTTAGTTCTCTTGTTCACTGTATTGTGGGCACGAAATACAAACTCACAAACAGTTTTACGGGAGTTTTTCCAGTTAGGAAACATTTGAGTATACAATGCCTGCATATCTGTGAAATGTTGAAGACATGATGGACATAAAATTGTGCTTGTAAAAGAAGCAAGAAACCGATTTAGTAGTTCCAGTTCGTACTGGGACGGTAAATCGGGGTAAAGTGCTGCTATTGTATGTAACGTGGCCCAACCAAGCGGACCCCACGCTTTCGTCATTATATTAAGTTTTCAAGAAAGTAATCCAGCTCCGACCGAATCAGAATATAAAACGCGAAGAACGGTAGGTGGTATGTTCTTCTTGTCTGCTGAAATAATTTTCTTCTCAATCAATTTTTTACGAATAGTTGCTATATCTGTCTTGGCAGCTTTTGCTTTGGCAGTTTTACGTGCTTTTTCTATTCCTTTTTCAGTCATTAACTTGACTGAACGCTTACGAGTCATAGGAGGTGCTTTGGATGGATTCTTAGCAGGAGTAATCTTGGCAGTTCTACGCAAAATACCTTTTGGAAAGGTTTTGGTTGAACGACGAACGCGTTTTCCTCCAAATCCAGGACCACTTGGCATTCCTACGGGTGGTGTAAAAGTGGCAATAGGATACACTCTTGCATCAGGATTCTTACCATTAAATGCAGGATCACTACCTTCTTTAATAATTGTGTATTTTGCTCCGGCGTCAGCAGCAGGCATACTCTTACTAAAAACGGATAAAAACTTACGGCGAGGACGCACTATCAATAACACGAGATGGAAGCAGTTCGAGCATATTTTAAGAATGGCGTATCACGATTTTCTGAATCACAAATTGAACCGTATGAAGATTTCTTACGCAATAAGATTCCTTTGATATTGCGTTCTACACCACCTATTGTAGTATGGCACGATCAGGACGAGACCACGAAAAAGTATAAATACGAATTTCGATTATCGTTTGATAATGTATCGTATTTGAAACCTCGTATTCAAGAGGCAACAGGTCGTTTGAAACAAATGCTCCCACACGAAGCGCGTATACGTAACTTCACATACGCAGCACAGATGTTTGTAGATATTAAGTTGAAAGTTCGTTCTTACTTTGGACCCAATTTAGCAGAGTTCAAAGAAGAATCAAAAACATTCGAAGGTATTTCTCTTGGAAAGATTCCTGTTATGTTAGGTTCATCTCTCTGCGTTTTGAAAGATTATCCTATGACACTTGATGAATTAGGTGAATGTACACAAGATCCATTTGGATACTTTATTATTCACGGCGGTGAACGTGTCATTCTCTCACAAGAGAAAGTAGCTGATAATCGTATTATGGTCTTCTTAAACAAAAAGAGCACAACTAAACACACACATTCGGTTGAAATGAAGTCATTACATGAAAGTTTTACCTTGCCTCCAAAGAAGTTAGAAATCCGTATATCTTCCAAGTTCAATGGTTTAGGATATCCTCTATCTGTATGTATTCCTCGCTTTCGTGAAGATATTCCTTTAATGGTATTCTTCCGTTGTCTTGGAATTGAAACAGATAAAGAAGTATATGAACTTCTCAATATTGAAGATACTGATTCATTGATGGCATCCTTTAAAGAATGTGCAGATATTGGAGTCTTTACACAAGAACAAGCAATTGAATACCTTTCTCGTCATCTTCAATATCCTCCAACTCACGACGATAAAACAGGTCATGTAAAAACATTATTGACAACTGAGTTTCTACCACATGTAGAATTAGCAGGTGAAACATTAGAACCTGAAGTATTAGTTGCTCGTAAAGCAAAAATATTGGTAAGTATGGTGAAGAAGTTATTGGATACAGCTGCAGGAAAAATAACATTAGATGATCGTGATGTGTATCCTAATAAACGAGTTGTAACTACTGGTTCTCTTCTGACTCATTTATTCCGTCAATTATTTCAAAAAGTTTGTAAAGATATTCGTTCTAAGTTCGTTCATGAAATCAATAACGATAACTGGAAACGTTCAGGAAAACCATTAGATGTTCTTGTTCTATCCAATCTTTACAAGATTATGAAAGTATCATCTATTGAAGGAAAATTAAAACAAGCATTAGCAACTGGAAACTTCACAGTTCAAGGATTAGGAACATCTAATTCTACATCCTTATCAAATGCTACTAAATCAGGTGTATCACAGGTATTGAATCGTTTATCATACAATGCTACACTCTCACACATTCGTCGTATTCAAACACCTGTTGAAAAGTCAGGTAAGTTATTAGCACCTCGTAAATTGAACGGTTCTTCTTGGGGATTTGTATGTCCTGTAGAAACTCCAGAAGGTCATTCAGTTGGTATTGTGAAAACCATGAGTTTATTATCAACTATCTCTACACACGTTCCATCCTTTGTAATAACTAACTTTCTTCGTGAAATTCCAGATATTGACTGGGTCAAAAACGCACGAATGGAAGGACCTGTTGCAATCCTTGTAAACGGTGTAATTATAGCCTATACTTCAAATCCAAAAGAAGTTCACTCAAAATTAAAGAAAGCAAAACATACAGCACAAATACATCCACAAGTATCTATTGCTTGGAATGTCCTCCAAAACAGAATAATTATTGAAACAGACGCAGGACGATTAGTTAGACCTGTGTTACGGGTAGAAAACGGTAAGTTACTACCACAACCTCAACCATGTGCACCCTGGTCTGAATGGGTGACTTCATGTATGGAATATATTGATGCCAACGAATCGGAAGTATCACATATTGCAATGTTTCCTGGAGATGTAGATGCTACTTATACACACTGTGAAATTCATCCTCATATGATTCTTGGTCATATGGCATCTATCATTCCACTCTCAAATCATAATCAATCTCCTCGTAATGCCTATCAATCTGCTATGGCAAAGCAAGCAATGACTTTATACGCTACAAACTATCATCGTCGTCTTGATAAGAATGCTTATCTATTAGCATCTCCACAAAGACCAATTGTTGAAAATCAGATATCCAGTATCTTGAACATGCACAAGATGCCTAGTGGTTGTAATGCAATTGTAGCAATTGCTTGTTATGGTGGATACAATCAAGAAGATTCAGTTATTCTCAATCGCGGTTCTCTAAAACGAGGATTTATGCGTGGTTATTACTATACGGTCTACAAAGATGAAGAACATCGTAATGTAGCAAGTGGTCGTGAAGAACGATTCTCAAAACCACAACACGATAACACAAAAGGTTATAAAAATACTTCATATCATGCTTTACAAGACAATGGTATACCAATGAAGAATGCAGTCATTCAAGAAAATGATGTAGTCATCGGTAAAGTTGTAAACTTAAGAAACGATCCACACGGATACTTATATCGTGACTTGTCTACAACACACAAAAACTCAGAACCTGCTCGTATTGATGGAGTTTGGCAAGACAAAAACTCAGATGGTTATCCGTTCGTAAAAGTCCGTGTTATTTCAGAACGCGTTCCACAAATTGGTGATAAGTTTGCCTCTCGTTCGGGACAAAAAGGAACATGTGGTATGATTCTTGATGAATGTGATATGCCGTTTGCCGCATCTGGATTACGACCA